GTCTTCGTTGAACGTTCTCCACGCCTGAGGCACTGAGGAGTAAGGGTCTACCATCTCCTCACGAAGCATACGGCCTAGGCCGTTGTTCTTGGTGAATAGTAGGTTAAAGTCCTTAGCGTATTGCGACGGATCCTTGGCGTACTTAATCCCACTCTCTAGCACGGCCTTTGGTAGGTCCCACACTACGGACTTCACCAGCTTCATCGTCGACTCAGGGAGGTTCTTGATCCACCCAAAGTTATCGGTAGGGCGCTCGACCGGCTCATCTTGTGCCAGCTTTGGTAATGCAATAGGCTGGTCTACCTCTACGGGAGCCTGAGGGGCCCTGATGTCACGAAGCTTCGGCAGCGTAGGCAGCTTTGGGAGTGCGCCTAGCTTTGGAAGCGTTGGGAGTTTGGGTAGGTCCTTAGGAAGCGTCGGTAGATCCTGCATTAGTATTTAGCCTTCTTCGTCTCAGTGGAGCCTGACCTAGACTGCTGTTGAGCAAGTATTCTCGCCCTAGCCGCATTAAGAATCGGGTCATTCTTGGCGTCGACACCACTCATCGGAGTCATCGCAGAGCGAACATAGTTATTCTCGGATCTGGCGTCACGGTCCAGATTAGCGGTATTTTCACGATCAAGATTCCGCTGATACTCCACGGCGAGGTCTGATTCCTTGAGCGCCCTATCGGCTGCGGAGCCCTCAGCGCGTTGCTTTAGCATAGCCTCGCGGTATTCCTTGTTATCCGCCCGATCAAGGGCGTGCTCATCAGTACGCATCTTATAAGACAAGTAGTTCCTTCCGCCAGCTAATAGGCCGAGGAAATCCTTCCACCCAAAGGCGCTATTACCAGCAGATTGCTGCTGCTCGGGCGTGTATGGTGTCGGACCTACGCCACCTTGGCCTGTGGTCGCCTGATCGCTAGGGGCGCTGCTACCTCTGCTGGAGTCTTCGGACTCTGAATATCCACCAGCATAGCCTGGATAGTGTTGCGGGTCTTGTGTCATTTTATAGAATGACCATGGACCGGTTTCTACGCCTTTTTGTAGCTCATGCTCGTTCTCTGTGACCCCAACCTCTCGTTGAGGCTGACCTGGGTTAAACCATGACGAACGCCATTGGCTATTTTTATCGTCGCCAAATAATCCCTTCCACGAGGTCAGTGTGATAGGATCTTTAATCGCGGGGTTAGGCATAGGCGCTGGCGTATTGAGGTGACCGCCACCCATCCATTGTAGGGCGGCGGATGGGCTCTCCGACGGTCCCGGCTCGCGGAAATTACTGTGAGGCTGTTGAGTCCACCCGCGCATGAGGGCATCGCTAAAGCCCTGTTGAGGCGCTGTCGCGGGAACCTGTTGCGGTACCGCAGGGGGGGTACCGGGTGCGGGTCCCTGCTGCACATTAATAGGGCCAGCCTGTTGCGGCTGAATCATAGCATCAGAGGGAAACGGGGGTTGATATTCCTCGGAGAGGTTCATCACGCGGCCTAGTGGCTGATATCCTCCCGGTGGGCCAGCCTGAGGTCCGGGCCCCATCATTTCGCCAATATCCATAGGCGCGTTAGTGGGTGGTGCCTGTTGCCCCCCGCCGGTCTCTACGATGCGATTAACACGATCCATCATATTGGCGTATGTCTGGATGAGGTTCTGGTCTCCGGAGGCTTCAGCCTGTTGATATGCCGACTGGAGCTTCTGCATGAAGGGGAATAGGTTGGGGTTCATTTATGCTCCTGCGTAGACAGAGCCAACACCGCTAGCGCCGCCCTGTAGTCCTGCCTGAATAAGTGCCATATTCTGTTGGAAACGAGCCTGTTTAGCCTTGATGTCGCGGATTTGCTCCTCGTCGATATAGTTCATCGCCAACAGGTCCTTTCGGTCCTGTAGGGTATTGTATCGGCGTGACCGATCATCCTCAACCTTTTTCGTTGCAGCGACAGGAATAGACGAGTTCAGAACACCGCGATCATTAGCGTCGGTCTTAATGTCCTCCTTCGCGGAGAACGCCCCCCTATTCACGTCTGCTTGTGAGTTGGTAAGGGTCTTTTGGGTATAGGCATGCGCCCGACGGCGCATCTTATCATCTACGCCTTTAGCCTTCTTGTTGAAGCTCTTATTCTTCTGACCGCCATATATGCCAACGCCCATTTGGGCGACGGCCATGCCGGTGTCTAGGAGTCCTAGGTCCATTAGCGCATCCTTAGGGCGGTAAGCCGGTTCTTGTTACTGAGGGACTTCACGCCTGACTGTAGCGAGGCAGACGATAGCTGGCTCTCTGGACTGGTCGACGACGGGTCTTTCTCTGAGTCAACGGCAGCCTTGCCAGCTGTGGCTCCGGTGTCGTTAGATTCCGTCTGTGCCGGGGTCGAACTAACGAGCGGGGCCGTCGTGGCCGTCCCGGCAGTCGTTTCAGCGATCGGGGTAGTCTTAGCACTATATACGCCCGGTGGTGCCGTAGCGCCAACTCCAGCGCCCACCCACCCACCGCCACTATCGGATACCTGACCAGTCCAATTAATCGGGGCCTGAGTATCACCGTATGGCGTTAGGCCGATATTCGCTGGCTGACCCGGCGGCAGAGGTGGAAGCCCCCTAGCTGCACGGAGAGCGTTAACGCGCTCGTCTGAAAGGGCCATAGCCCCCGTATACCCAGCCTGAAAGTCATCTTGTAGGGCCTTCTGGCTTTGGGCCGTATCTGAGAGCGTACCGGCGTTGGTTGCCGCGCCTTTGTACTGTCCCATAAGCCATTCCGGCATCGTCGCCCGCGCTTGGGTCTCTTCGTTAAGGGCCGCGTCTAATTGTGCCTGAGCCTGTGTATCGACGGCTGGTTGAGTTGTATTCAGGTGTAGAACATCGACGCCGTTCGCATCGAATAGACCGCGTACCCAGCGACCGTTTAATAGGTACATCCGGTCGGTGAGGCCGCCAGTGGGGTCCTGCGAGACGTCAGCAAAGTAGTTCTGGTTTGGTGAGTCCTGCGCCAGCGCGGAAGAGATATTGGAAGGATCGTCCATGACGTTGTTCGTGTTTGAGAGGTTCTTAGGATCGAACGCCTCGTACGGCACCTGCGCTGGCGATCCAGCGTTAAGGTTAGACCTCTGCTGGCGAAGGGCGTTAATACGGCCCTCTTGGAACATTTTACCGCCACGTGTACCTGCGTCCGCTAGGGATTCCTTCTCGCGATCCGCGTTACGGCCGTCGGACGGCATCGATACAGTGCGATTGATATACGACTTCATCCACGATGGCATATTGAAATACATGCGCTCCGCGTCGGAAATCTGGGTATTGAGGTCCGAGAGACCGCCTAGGTTGATAGACATTATCCGTTCTGCCTTTCACTGAGGTTGCCACCGATGCTATATGCAAACACCTGAATCGGTGCGCTGGACTCGTTGTTAGAGAAACGATATCGAATAAACCGGCCATACGAAGCTGCTGGCTGGTGACGTTTTAAAAGGAAGACTTTATCTTGCGTACTTGATGCGGTAAGCGCCATAGTTAGCGTTGTAGCGCTCGTGATCCCGTCGACCACGTGGCTGATTGTTAGTGTCTTACTGCTGATAGGATATGCGGAAACTATAATATCTAGGCAGTTCTTCACAGATACCCAGTCATCAAAGTCGTAATCCGGTGTATCCCAGATCATATTGATCGCAGTAGCGTTATCGTTGTCCGTATCATTTTGCTTACGAATGACATCGGTATCGGAGCCTCCAGATAGTAGGTCCCCGTTACGACGAGTAAGAAAGACGTTCTCTTTCTTGTTGGTATAGTAGCCCCACACTCCATATACATAATCAAGATAGTATACCACGTCAGGAAGGTTGTCGCTATCAGAATCAATCGCAAGCCAGTATTGCGTGTTAATTCTCCCACTACAGGCCGTTGACCGCTGGGTGCTCGTCCACGTATCGATAGTCGGCTTGATATTATAGGACAGCATCGTTACGCCGTCTGAGTTTGCAGCGTAGACGCCGGTGTTACTTAGAAAGATGGCAAAGGTGTCGCAAGCTTGGATTGTCTTGTTAGCGCAACAGCCCACCGTCGGGCTGATCTTGCGGACCTTAAAATCGAGCGGGTTAGTCCCGTACACGGCCCAAGTGGAGGTCGTCTTAAAGACCAGCAGGACGTTACCAATGGACTTGATCCCGGTGATTTGATCCCCGTCGTCTAGGCCGACGTCGATAAAGCCAGCGTCAGTCGTCTCACCGACGATGGTCGTCCAGTCTTCGGGCTCGTTAAGATAGCAGTAGTGTAGCCTTGACTTACCAGCAGAGCTATTAGCCATGAATACACGGCCCTTATGGGTCTCGATATACTTAACGTTCGCCGGTGGGGTCCCCAGGAGCGTGCCAAATGCGCCGCCGGTAGACTTAGACGTAGTGATATTAGGGCTGACGGCAATACACAGGTTGTCGAATGTGGCGAAGTTGGCCTCGCCAATGTCTACGCTAGCGTTATTGAGGCGCGTCGTCCACGTCCCCGGTGACGCAATTTCATAGATATCGTCTTGCGCCACGGCGTAGAGAACGGTGGTTCCATCCGCCTTGATATACTCGTACAGGCCGGTGACCGGCGTGCTGCCGATGTTAGCCGTCACATAGTGAGAGTAACCCTTCCTCTTCGTCAGACGGCCAAGGCTGGTGCTGAAGTCGACGTTCTGGTTCGACGGGCTTGCCCCATCGTCAAGCAAATGCCCAGGGTGGAGCGTGACTAAGCCCCCTTGGAAGCTGTTAGAGTTGATGATCTTCTTAGCCATTACATGTTCTCACAAGACCAAGGCTCGTTAATATGAGGGTAGAAGTCCCTCTGGCGCTCAGCTACGGCCTTGTCGCCCATCTCTAGGAACTGCTTATACGCATCGCGGTAATGACCGGCAATTTCGTACTTATCCTTCGAGCGGAAGGCAATCGCGCACGCGTAGCTAATAAGGGCCTCGTCATACTCAATAGGCAATTGGCAGTCTACGGCGGAGCCGCCCGTGGTCATCGCAATAGGCATGAACGAGTAAGAGACCTCTAGCGGGGCATAGTATACCGCCGTAGTATCGGCATGGCTAGCGGCGGTCGTTCCACCGTCACCGCGCACTAGCTGTGAGAGGGTATTTCCCGATTTGGCGTAGTATAGGATCTGCTCGCTCTCAATCAGGACGCGACCCCTTGACGGAAAGGTGCTTGCATCAGTGAGAATAACCGACGTGTCCGTGGTATTGATCCCAGCAGCATCGTTCATCGTCGTGGAGGCGCTTGCGGCGTTAGGAATGGGGTACAGGCGGATCTTGGTGGTTGACGGGAATAGTTTATAGTGTAGTGGCCGATCTGATAACTGGTCCGACATACCGACATATCGATTAAAGTCGCCAACATCTCGACCATCTACGTCCCACTGATCTTTCCAGCGGATCTCCCGAATAGACTGCATGTCCGACGGGACGTCGTATTCATACTGGTTAGCGATCATCCGATATGCCTTGATCTTTTCGAGGTACTCCGTCTTGGCGCAGAAGTTCCTATAGCCTTGATTGAGCCATCTGAGCAGCGCCGTATCGTCAGAAAAGAAGTCGGCGTTAGCTTCGACGATCCGAGAGCGGACGTCATCAATCAGCGATTGTGCGGTACTCATTTATTTCATCCCAACAATAGAGAAAAGCTCTTTAAACCCTTCCTGTGTTATGGGTTTACCGTCCCACTGCATAGCAAACGCCCGCATACGTTCAGCGGCTTCGCTGCGTCCGTTAGTCAACAGACCGCCGATCTCAACCTTAGCGGCGCAGCTATCACACAGGTAACCGCTCAGTCGACGTGCAACAATATCATCGGGTGTGCCGGGGTCGATGTTCACGAAGCCCTGCTTGGAGCCGCACCCAGTATTGCAATAGATATTACGGATCATTATGAGTTAGTCCTTAAGGGTATTGCCAGCCCAGCCGTTCCAGCTACCCCAGACTGTCCGTTGCCAGCGTCAATACTACCGGTTCCACCAGTCCCTAAAGCTCCACCGGCGGCCGTTACTGAGCCAACAAGACCGGGGCCACAATAGAACAGCACGCCACCGGGACCTCCTGCGCCCCCGCCGCCTCCGCCATGGCTTCCGGGGCCCGGGGCATAGCTATTACCACCGTTACCCCCGTTGCCGCCGTTACATGACAGGGTGATGCGGCTACAGCTTGAGTCTTCTCTAGCGAAGACAATGCGGGCATAGTTACCGGGAGCACCAGAGCCACCTCCGCCGCCACCAGACTTATTACCACCGGTACTACCAGAAGTCCCACCGCCTCCGCCGTTAGAACCGGCTTTAAACCATCCTCCAGAGGCAGCGCCCGAGGAGCCTGTAGTTCCGCCAACGCCTGAGGTGACGGCGTGACCTGAAGCGCCACCGACACCACCATGGCTATAATGAAATTTCAACGACCCGTTCGTTCCGTTGATAGCCCAAGCGTCTAGGAATATGTGAGTTTCGATATCTTGATATGCCGTAATCTGCGGTGAGGAGCCAATCGGCCCAGCGATAGTTGCAGCGGTGCTAGCCGGTTGACCTACGCCGGGGGACGTTAGATTGAGTTGGTCGCCAAACATGATCGTCGCGTTGACGCTTCCGGGTAACCCACCGCCAGACGCTCCAGCCGTGCTGCCAGTTGGAATTGTCGCGTTAGCGCCGCTCACTCCGGGGCCGCCATAGGCACCAATCGTCGCCGCGCCGCCATCACCGGGCCCAATGACGGACCGCGCAAATAGTTGCAAGGATGAGTTACTATTACCACCGGCTCCGCCCGAGCCTCCACCGTTACCCCCAACGCCACCGACACCAAACGACCCGGCACGACCTTGGATTGTAGAGCCGCTTCCAATGGTGAGCGTCCCCTTAACAAAGATCATCGTTACAATAGAAGAGGCGTCACCGCGAAGAGAAAAGCCACCGTCGATGGTCAGGTTGTTGTACCGTTTGATGGCTCGAAAGTTTACCTGCGTAATGGTGGTGTTCGATGAGATTGTTACATCCCCGTCGATGCCGTCTCCGAACATCGCAAAGCCGGGATACGAGTAGAAGTACGGGTGATTTCTAAGGTCATACCACTGAACACCCTGAGTGTCGGTACTATCGGCCATCAGGATGTCGTAATTGGTGCCAACGCCAACCCTGACGTTATTAGAGCCGTCGTGGACAATAAGGTCGCCTTTGGCAGTCGTGGGCGCTAAGGCGTCAAAGGCCGGTGCCTTAGTAACTTGACCCGTACCACCGCTGGCAATTCCGGCTGTGGCCCACTTCACCCCGGTAGCTTGAGCGCTATCGGCAATAAGGACTGTATCGTTTGCCCCAACCGCCCTACGGACGTTATCCGTGCCGTTATGGACGATCAGATCGCCTTTCGTCGTGGTTGGCGCTAGAGCGTCGAAGCCTTCCGTCTGTGTAATTTGACCGGTTCCGCCATCGGCAATGGCCACTGGAGAGGTAAGCCCACCAGTGATATAGTTGTTGATCGTCGTGCTGGAGTTGTTGACGATAGTCTCAACTTGCTCATCGGTCAGCGCGGCAGTCTTACAGAGGTCCTTATAGTTATAAGGTGTCCCCTGTGGCTCGCGGTTGATAAGCTTGACGTATGGCTTTTTAGGCTGGTCAGCCACGATTATCCCTCTAGGTGATATCGTACAAAGATGCCGGTAACGGCAGTCGCGCCAGCGGTCGTTACGGTGAGGGCGGAACCGGTAACGGTCGACATCCCCATGCCGTCGGAGACCATAATTCCACCAACCGGAATATTAAACGCCGGGCTAATGGCGGTCGATGTCCCAGACTCAAACGTCACGGTGGCAATCGCCGTACCGTTAGTGATAATGAGGTGGTCTACAACAATACGCCGACCATCAACGGCGGCAACCACCTCTTGATCTGCGGTAGCGGCGGTAGCGTTAAGTAGCGCACGGCCCTCAGGCCACACAGAGTTTAAAGCCATGTTATATCCTTATAGAAAAATAGGGGGCCTAGGGACTTAAACCCTAAACCCCCTATTACGAAAGAGCAATCAGAGACCGAGCGTTAGATAGGTAGCGCCGGACGTCCCGGTTACCGCCTCTAGCGAATAACCAATCGTGCGCACGCAACGGTTGATCTGCGCCAGAGTGGCCGCCGTGGTCGTGAATTCAGCCGCCACAATGGAGGTAGCCTTACCGTCCGTAGCAGAAGAAATCATGTTCGCGCCAAGCGCAATATCGGTGCCTTCGTTGTTGACCGTGCAGGGTCCACCCGTCTGAATCCAGCCGTAGCCGTCCGCGGCGATGACCGCAGCGAGAACGCCAGCGGGGACAGCAGAGTCGGACTCGTCGCCAACAGTCGTTCCCGAGGTGGCGGTCCAGTAACACAGGTTACCAGCAACCGCTACGACCGTGGCCGTACCTGCGGTATACTTAACGAATCGGTATACCTTACCGTCCTGTTCACGCTTAGTGTGAACGGGGAACTTAGCATACGTATAAACGGTCGTGACAAGATCATCGTCACCGAACACTAGGTTGGAAGCGCCAGTATAGAAAGTAGCCATTTCTTTATTCTCCTTATTCCTTTACTTAAGATCAGAGCGCGGGGTCAATCGTCTTGATTACGCCCTGCATCTTACGCGAGGAACAAGCGAGGTTACCCGCCCATAGGATGCGGACCATCTTAACGTCCTGATCCTTCTGCGCCGGGATCGGAACAACCTTAAAGTTACAATCCTTGTGCGTCAAGAGGAATAGATACCGCTCGTTAAGAGCTTCGATCCAGTTGTCCTGAGAGCCGCCGTCGCTGCCCGTAACGTGTGAGTCTACGACGAGAGGGACGCCGTTGATACGCATGGACTGGAATCCAGCGTCGGCCATCGCTCCGTCCTCGAAGCGCTGCTGACCTTCCCATAGCGACCAGATTTTGTCGAATACGCTCTGACGGGTTACTAGGACCGTGGGCTTATCAGCGCCGACCGTAGCCACGCCGAGAAGCTTCTGAAGCTCCAGCTTCGTTAGAGTACCAGCAACCGCAAGAGACTGAACCTTCGCCTTCCACGCAGCCATATTCGCAACAGCGATACCGGCGTAGTCGGTCGTGGTGGACATGATCGAGCCGAGGCCGTCAAGGTCCTTACCACCGGAGTTACTACCCTGTAGAGCGGTACCGAGGTTGTCCTCAATGGTCATTTCGGCCATCTGACGCTTCATTTCCATGAGGTCTAGGATGGCTTCCTTGCCGCTATTGAGGAGTTCCTCACGTCCGCTGACGGTAACCGTAGCGTAGTTCTGGCGTAGCTGAATCGCGGCGCTAGTGAACTGATCGTTAGCAGCCGTAGCTAGGAGGTCGTAACCACTGAACGAGCCCGCAGAACTAGTCGCCGTGTGAGCTAGAGGAATACGATACTCAAGGCCGCCCGTGTACTTGATGCCCTTCTCCCGCAGCCGATATAGGAGGGGGTTAGATCCGAATACGTTCTCGACAGCCTTCGGAACAATGTAGTTCTGAGTGAAGCTGGCAAGCTGTCCAATTGATAGAGCCATTTATTTACTCACTTTGAAAGTATTTACCGAGTTCTTTACCTGCAGCCGCACGCCAATCGGCGTCCGACTTCATAGAGGGACCCTTGCCCGACGGGGCTAGGTTCGTAGGGGTGGGGCCACTGGACCGAGAAATCTCTTTCCGCTTAACAGCCTCACGCTCACGCGCTTCAGCTAGCCGCGCATGGTTGCGGTCGAATTCTAGCTGCTTATAGGCTTGCTCAAGAGGGATTCCGCCATTGGCTAGGCTGTAATCACCGATTTCCTTAAGCTGTTCAGACTTAAGCCCAAACTTCCGAGTAAGGGCGTTTTCCTCACGCTCAAGTTCAATCTGATCCGCCAGCCGGTCTGCCCGCTCAATCTTTGCCACAACGTCAGGAGGAAGGTCAGCGTTTTTCGCAGCGGTAGTCTTAGACTGTCCCGCCTCGCGCATCTTCTGATATGCTTCTACCTGATGTTTGAAGTAAGCCGCAAACTGAGGGTCCTTATTGAGGGATTCCTTGACCTGACGGAGTTCCTTCAATTCAGCCCAATCCTTGTTCCTAGTACCCATCTCACGAACAAGGGCGTCGTGCGCCTTAGCTAGTTGACCGGGGTCACTCCACTTACGTCCACCTGCTTCCCATACCTTCTCAGCGTGGGCTGGGTTTGCGTTCGCCGCGTTACCCGTATTAGCGGGGGCGGATTCGGGGGCTGGCGCATCACCAGCACCCATGATCGCATTCAACTCTGCGTCGAAAGAATTTTCGTCTGCCATGATCCTTCTCGCCTATTGCCGGGGTTAGGCTTCCCCATACGCTTCAGCATCTCCAAGCTCCATCCCGCCACCTTCGGCGGGGTTTGAAGCGAACACGCCCTGAAGCCGGGTGGCGCATTCTGATACAACTGACTTCTGTTCGTCGGATAGTGATTCTGAGAGCATCATTAGAAGCTCTGCGATCTTAGGGATCGCTACTTCAGGGGGAGGCATCCCACCGCCCATCGGTTCCTCGGGAGCGCCTTCAGACATCGGAGGAGCCATAGGAGGTTCGGCCGGGGGAGCGCCAGCGCCCTTAGCCTGAAGTTGTGCCATTCGAGCGGTGTTTTGCATACTTATCGACCGTTATCGTGTCCGCTGGCTTCCTTGCCATTCGTCTTCTTGACGGGACTTACAAGCTTCTCACCGGGCATAGGAGCATCCTTCGGACTCTTATTACCCTTGTCGCCATACTGGTTGGGGCTTTCGAGCTTCGACATCTATCCACCTTGTTCAATAGCCGCTAGCTCTTGTTCAAGCGCAGCGGGGTCTTGCTGGCCACCCATGTTAGTAGGCGCAGCGCCGGGGGTAGCCATACCCTGCTGGGCCATCATCTGTTGTTCAGCTTCAGCCACCCGCTGATTCGCCTGAGCCTGTTCGCCCGGGGATAGGGTGGTGTTCGCAAGGAAGGTCTGCCTATCGATAACGCCTAGCTGGAAGAGTTCCTTGCATTCGGTATAGCGTTGTGCCTTATCGACTGGGAGTGTTGAGCCGACGCCGATCTCGACGTCGTACTTACCTATACCTACATCGTTCATTCTAACGGCATTCCCGTTATTGTCAACGATTTCCTGATTAATCGTCACAAATCGAGGATTTCTAGGATCTCCGCCAACAAGGCGGATGACACGCTCCTCGGTATAGAACTGCTGGATAAGTGCGAGGACTTGCGTTCCTAACTGGCGTAGGGAGCCCTCAAGGTTACGGACCTTAAGGCGTAGTCTCGTCTGCGCGGCCTCTTGGAGAGCCTGAATCGCCTTACCGGCCTCAAGACCGGTCGGGCGACGCCCCTGCGTGACATCATAAATACCGGAAACAGAGTCAAAGTCTTGCTTATCAAGGGCTTGGATCTCAAATAGCGCCGCTGGTAGCTGCGGAGGCGTCAGCCATTTGACTTCCGTCTGGGGGTTCTTATAGATAATCGTGCCGGGGCGAGTATTCATCGCCTTCGGGTTGATCCCAGAGTTAGAGTCAGCCACTAAGGGCGGGTTTCCGCAAATACGGAGGATATCCTGCGTCTGACCACGGCGTCGGTTGATGAAATCCTGTAGTCTTTCGAGTTGCTGGATCTCGCCCATGCCCCAGAAGCAGCTAGGTACGACGTAATCGATGAATTTGATGAACGGGAAGAAATTGTGCTTAAACGGGGACTCCTCATCGCGCAGGACCACTCCATTCGCGCACACCGTCCGCCAGACGCGTCCGCGCTTCCTGTGCCATAGTTCGATCAGGGTAACCAATTTGGATCGATCTACGGACGGTTTCCCTGGTCCGTCGCCAACCGGCCACGATGAGCTATTGCTTGAGCCGGAACCATCGCCACCTGTGGCTGAAGCCACGGGTCCGGTGACCATATTCCCGCTGGAACCGCCCGAACTGCTAGTAATCGTCTTCTGAACGCTTAGATCTTCCTCCCATACCCCACCGACAAGCCTACCGGCCGCGTCGGGGTACATATCTTCGACGTAACTGATGGGCACATTAGCCGCATACACCATCCAAGCAGCGTCTTTGAGGTCAATAGCGCCTGGGGACGGGAACACGTGCCTCGGATCAACGACGGAAATCTCGACATCGCCTAGTTCACCGTCGACTTCCGGCTCCTTCCACCATACTTTAGCAAAGCCTGTGCCATATTTAAGGGAGTTTTTGACGATAGTGGGTAGCTTGAGGTCCATATCGTTGGTGACCCAAGCCTTCTTTAGTAGCTCGGACATCACTTCTGCCGTTTGCGCGTCAGAGGGTTCCGTCGGAGCGCAGAGTAGCTGCGGGGAACTGTCGGTTAGGATCGGTAGAATCGTCTCGATATTCGAAAAGATGAAGTTAACGACGGGCGTCGACTTCCAATCTGGCCGATTCCCTTCCCAATGCTGTCCCGCGTATAGGCGATACCACCTTTCCCAATCCTTATCATAGGCGGCACGATGCTTTTTCGCCTCTTTGTACTTCCCGAAGACGAAAGCCTGTAGATCTTGCTCCTCTTGGGTTAGTTCTTGCGGCTGACCGTTGGGACCCGGTCGGACTTGGTTCTGGAAATCTACCGCTCTAGCGGGACTATCAAAGATTCCTGGCATTAGCTCTTGTCCTTAAACTTTCTATAGCGGCTCGGGTTAGTTACGGCCCGAATCACGCCCGCCTTTTCGAGGCGATCAATGTCCTTAGTGCTGGTTACCTTCTCGCCGGTGGCCTCGTGGGCATCGTCGAATGCTGAGTCCCGGCAGCGCATTAGTCCATACAGGCTAACGTTGTCAGGAATAAGAGGAGACAAAGCCAAAGAGCAATCGGGGCGACCACATCGACCAAAAGATCCCAAGTCGTATTGCTTATACGAAACATACGCTTCATTGCTGTGGCCTTTAGGGCACACCATATCGTACATCGGCATCAATAATCTCCAGAGTCCTCGATCTCAGAGAACTCATTGTATCCCCTCATCTTCACCCAATCCTCAAGGCGATTGCTCTTAGGGTCCGGAGATTCGTCGCCCATCAGCACGGGATTACCATCCTTCCCAATAACCAAGAATGGCTGATGCTTTCCGTATCCTTCTTCGGCATAGATGACATACCGTAGGGCGTCCATGGCGTGATTCCACGCATCAACAGGCACTTCGCCCTTGTTCTTAGAGCCCTTATCGGGATACGCGTACATCCCGATCTCACCCAAGGTCCTAACGCAATTCCGCGAGATGAATAGACGACCTTCCTCGATGCAACGGCATACCGCGTTGATGCCAGCCTGAATATCATTCTTCGCTGGGAAGGTGTTGATCCCGAGACTAGCAAGGTCCGCTTGGGCTTGTGCGGCCGAGGGGTCCATCCATCGACGAATAACCTTCTTGTCGAGGTAACCGCGCTGGATTGCACCCGCATGTTGCTCCATCGTCTGCTTGGCTTGATAGTGCTCGTCTACGACGTAATACTTATTGCGATGCTTTAGAATCCACAGATGAACGAACGGGTCACTATAACCGGCGTCTACCCCACCGATTACTTCACCGCCCTCAGGGAAGGTGGTGACCGGATCGATAATCATTTGCGGAACGAACTTCTCATATACGAGACCATCGAACGCTACGAACTGAGCACCAAGCTCTTGTTTAGCGAACTGCTCCGAATACTTTCGGCGGAGCATCTCGATATCGATGGGATCTAGATACGGGTTCTCGCTAGTGGTAGAAGAAACCTCCGCCATGCGGGGGTCCTTCTCTAGGTTCTGATGCACTTCGTGGTAAAGCCAGTTCATACCGCGAGGGGTCGTCGTCATGAGGATGACGCCCTTACTATCAAGTACACGACCTAGGAGAATCGTGTACGCCTCAGGGTCCATCATGGCCGCCTCGTCCATCCAAATGAAGTCGAGGCTACTACCACGCAAGCGGTCAGGGTGTTCTGCGGTCTTGACTTCAACGCGATACGGTCTATCGCTGCCTTTTGGTGGTACCAATAGATAAGCGTGTGCGCCGATGTATTTCTTCAGGATGAGGGACCGACCTCCACCGAGATCACATGCTTGCTCAAATTCCTTTTCCACAATTCCCGCCATGGGGAACGTAGGTGAAACGAGCCAACTGAGGCCGCGCTTATTGGCCCCGCGCTTATAGATCGAGTAGAGGGTCTCACGCGCCCCCGCGAACGTCTTCCCGCCACGGATACCTCCAACATAGAGGACGATTCGTTTACCTTCATCCAGCCGCTTCCGCAATTCCTCTTGCTTCGCGTGCGGCTTATATTTTACGACCAGTTTCTCTGTGGTCTTATTTCTTAGGTACCGCTGCTCATGCTCTTTCGCTAGGACTTTCTCCCGACGGAGGGCCCGTAGGGCCCGACGTTTCTCACTTAGGGCTTTAAGCTCAGGCGTCTGTGGCCGCGAGGGCGGCCTACCGCGCTGTCGCTTTTGTGGCTGTTGAGGGGGGGTTGCGTTAGCGTCCGATCCAATAGCACCCGGTGCACCAGCAGGTGCAATAGTGGTCGGGGCAGGTTGGATGGAAGAGGCAGGGACAGGTACACTGTTCGGGTCCATCATCGTCGTTATTCACCAAACTCCACTTCCTGTTTCTTCGCCGCAGGTCCAGCGGCCTTCTTCAGCCACCCGCAATATTGACCCCACATGCGTAGAGCGTTCATACGGACGAACGGGTTGGTACTGGCGACGTCCTTAAGCACCTCGCGCAACCACACCTCTTCGGAGTTCTTCAATAGCTCGGAGAAACCCTCGATGGGTAGGTTGGCCTTGATGTAGTCCATCATCCGCTTGGACTTATCGTCGAACTTATACTCGCCCTTTGCTAGTTCGTTAAGGGCGTCCTCGTCGCCTTCGTCTTTATATACGTCCATTAATAAGCACTCATATGTTTACAGCGCACGCAGATGTATAGGCGGTAGTCGAGGTACGTACCACGAGGCCCCAAGATAGGGCACTCAGCCCATGTCGATGACTTACCGCACGAAGGGCACTTGCCTGGGTGGAAGTTAGGCCCGCCGGGTTCAACGGCCGAGACCTTCGGGGTTGTCGATATAGGGGAGGAGTTGGCTCCGTTCGATGGCGGCTTCCTTGGCGTCATTAGAAAGGACCATCGGCAGGGGTTCCGCCATTGTGGACGTATGGTTGTTCCCAAGCGGCCCCGGTAGGCGCATGATCCGTGTAAGCGACCACGCCACCACAAAGACAACCGCTAGGGCCGAAAGAACACCGAAGGCAAAACCAAGGGTAAAGTCCGTAGGCAATAGCATTAGCTCTCCAAAAACTCACGGATATCCTCCAGTGATACAGCGTAGCCTCTATCCGAAGCGGC